ACCGAGTGCTCCAGAAGCAACACCATTAACAAGTGAGAAACTTTCAACCTGTGGAGATCCAACAGTCTGTAAGAAACTTTCACCTGACAGAGCAGTTGTACCTGCTTGCGTTGAGAATTTTGATTGATTACCGAAGCCAGCCATCCATATATAGTTAGATCGATTATTAATTACGTCTAAGAGATAATTACTTGATCCGTCTGTATTTTTAGCATCTGACGCGAGTGATAAGAATGGATATGTTTCAAGAACAGTACCTGCTGTTCCTGTAAATGTACCATCTTGGTCAACTACAGCGACATGAACTTCGTCTTTCGTTGCGCTCTTACCAGCTGCATATGATGATGTACTTGGAGCAGCATCAAAGCTACCCTTGTAAGTCCAACTATCAAATGGCTGAGTTGCCGTATCTGAATCTGCTGGGCAAACACTGATTTGAAGTGAATTACCAAGATCACCAGGATATTTAGCGATGAATGTATGGTTATCACTGTCTCTTGCAGCAATTTGAGTATCCCAATCGGCTTCATTTTTTACCGTTGGTGTAGCACTTGCGTCTGAGTCGTGAGCATTTTTAGCAGCGCTTGTAACTTCTCTTACTAATTGAAGAGAGTTGGAATACCGTAGAAAGTATGCTGCTGAATGAAAGTCTACGGAATTATTGTTATCGGGTGATGCGAATGTACTTACTAGAGTTGCCTCGTTATCTACGAGTGTTGCAACCTCAACTGGTCCCCATCTAAAATTTCCTACATAGGCTCCAGTTGTAGTTTGGACATTTGGAACAACCCCTGTTAAATCAATCTCTTTGACTACAATAGCCGGAGATTCTGATGGAGTAAATAATGCCATGGTTAGTTAAATCCTTGTCAACTAGTTAAAATAATATGAATCATAATACGGTTTGTTTCAATCTTGATACTATTTATAATTTTTATAATTTAGAAGAATTTATCGTTTTCATCATATAGCCATCCATCTTGAGTTGGTGTTGTTTGTTGCACATTATTACTACCATTATCAATAAAACCAAACGGAACAATATCATCTTCGATTTCTTGTATACGCTTTTGATATAATAAATCTTTCAAGCTAATATTAGTGAGCTCATTAAAATAATTTGTTCCAGCAAAATAACCGAACATTACAAAATTCATTACAAGATCATCATGATTTCCGCTACTTGCTTCGAAGCTATTACCTCTTGCCTCAAAACACGTGATTTCATGAATCGTATCTTCATCAACTATTTCAAGCTTATTATTTTCTAATAATTCTTTGAATGTTGAACATCCGATTCTTTTTACTTTTCGGGTCATATTGACGCCGAGCTTATCGGATTTAACAGCCGATTCAAAGAAAAGATTTTCATATTCAAGATCATAATGAAGACCATTACAAACTACGACTCCATGATCATTGCTTTCGACTACAACTAAACATTGATTATAAAATGTCGCCATTTTATAAATAATATTAGGGAATAGCAAAGGAGAAATAGTATTGTTTCGGAAAGTAGCTACCTGTTTAAACGGTTTAACGCTAATATCGATTATATTAAAAGTAGAATAATCCTGACCTATTCCCCTCCCTACATCAACCATCATTACATATTCATGGCTTGAATGCGCTTCTTCATATATCTTCGTATTCCATTCCATTAAATGAATTGGCGGTTTTGCTTTTAAATTGAGAAGTGAATCAGCACTAATAAGAGTATCACCGGTACCATGAAACGTATTACCGAATTCAACTTGAAATTGTAGTTCAGATGTATTTGATACAGTTAATGCTTTCCATTTTTCGTCACGACCTGGAACATCCCACCAATCAACGCGAAACGGTTTAAACTCTGATATTCCTTGAACCGCGCTTTCCCATATCTTATAAAATTGATTGCCAACACCATTTGCAGTCGATGTAATAATCACTTGAGTATTTTCACCTGATGAAATAACCGGATATGTACTTGTATAAAATTCGGCAGCCTTTTCAACAAAAGCAAACTCATCGAGCATAATAATATTAGCGGAGAAACCACGAATTGAAGATGCTGATGTTGCAGCTGCAATCACTTTTGAATTATTACTAAATTCAATTGAACCTTTATTGAGAGCTTTACAACCAGGCTGCAAAAAGAATGGTATATTTTCAAGCATGAGGGTCATACGAGCAAGCATCTCACGCGCAGTCGCCCCTTTGTTTGCAAGGATTGCTACAGTTTTTTCTGAATGAAAGAGTATATACCAAAGAATATATGCAATAGAAGAAATACTTTTACCTGATTGACGACAAGCAAGAACGACACTAAACCTATTTTCTCTAAAATGTTTAAACATTTTTTCTTGATATGGATAAAGATCAAAAGGAACAAGTCCACGATCTACGTGAATCACCTTTATATAGGTTTTTGCAAAATAAACAGGATCATTTGAGCAACGAATATATTCACTCAACTCATGCTCTTGGTATTCTTGAATAACGCCATCGCGCTTAACGCGTGGGTTTCCTAGATAGGATTCTTTTGATTCTGACATAGTATTATTTATTAGAGTTCTTTTGAGCAGACCATTGAATTCTTTTGAGCTTTGAATTCTGATAAGGTAAAGGAGTATTTCCAGAAGGCATATTGTTTTCTTTCATAATATATGCTAATATATCAGCTTTTATTTTACGCGATACGCTTGTTGGATCGTCCATCGGCATTGTTTCACGTATTCTTTGAAATAATATACTAATAGGCATCCCATCCCAATTGTAAATGAATGCGCCTTGTTTTAGACTTGGCGCTTCTTCACGTCCTTGTAATTGAGAGCCGTGGCATTCAGAACAATTTTCAAGGTATAATTGCATTCCTCTTTTTGCTTGGTTATCGGCATAAACACCTTCCCAAACATCTTTACTAAAAGTATCTTCGACGGGTAAAGCGAAATATGCTACAATTCCTAAAAGCAATGATCTAATCATCTTTATAATCTTTTGTATTATCTATTAATAATTCAGGTTTATTACCGGTATTCTGAATAAGCTTTTGTAATTCAGCGCTAGTCCCCACAAATAAATTATTATTGGTAACGCCTTCTGGTTTTTCTTCTTTTTTATCCATATCTCGAAGCATTTTATTATGCTTCATCAATTCGCCATTAGTATCTGATATAGTTTTAATCATCGTTGCCAAAACTTCGAAAGCTCGAGGGTGTTCTGATTCTCTTGCTATTTCAATCATACATTCTAGGCCTTCGCGACCTTTTTCAATGAGATCATAATACGTTTCTCTTGCGGTATTATAATCTTGATCAACGTTGTTTTTTTCATCTTCTGTCATTAGTTATCATACATCAAATCAATAGCTGTTTCAAAGCCATAATCTGAATCCGCTATTATAGTATTTGGATTTGGGGTCACTGTTAATCTCTCAATATGAATATCGGAATCATTAAGACCTGCATTTTGATCGTAGAAATCGATAATTGCAGATTTGATAATACCTTTATCTGCAATTGGTCCATAAAATTCAGTTTTCATATCAAAACTAAGGGTATAGATAATTGTTCTTCGGTCACCAATTGCTGATTCATAGTCATCAGAAAAACTAATACCTGTAAGAATAATTGGTATATCAAGTTTATGAGACGGAACATCATCTAAAGGTTTAATCGTTACAGAATATTGCGGAACAAAATAAGGCATGATTTGCTCAACAACTTGTAACGCGTCATCTTGCGATTTCGCATAGATGTTTAATTCAAATGATAAATTATAAGGAGTACCACTAAATATTTTTGCTCTACTCGTATTCGAAGCAGTCGTTGCTTGAGTATTGAATTGATTTGTTTTAATTAATTGACGAGCTGCATCATAGGTAAAATCACTAATCTCGAAAGACATTCTTGGTAACTTAAGAGCAAGCTTTCTTTCAGCATCTTCTCCTTGCGCCATATTCGCAATCCGCTCAATGAAATTTCTTTTTGGAGCATAGGACAATGGACACTTCACTTGGCTAATCGTGGCACCAGAAGAATTTTTACGTATGATATTAATATTATTAAAAAGTGAACCAAATATTGATACGCTTTTTCTTATTGTTTGATGATAGAAATATTGTGAAAACATTATACAGGATCTCCGAATGGATTTGTCTCACTAAAGTCAATGAAATCTGTAGCAAATGTATCGAACTCAGCATTCTGATTCGTGTCATTAATATCTATTTTTTCTGTACGAGTACTAATAATTCCGGTTGCTCCTGTCGTCAATCCAGTCAATGAATCGGAATCTGCATATTCAGCAAACTTACCATCTGATCGACCAATATGAGCAACAGAAAGAGTATTTGTTGCGTCGTTCCAAGCCGTAACTTCAGCATCAAGATAAATCGAATTGTCCGAATCGATTACTTTACGAACTGTTTCACCAATTTCAAATTGTAAAGTATGTGATTGCAATACGAATTCTTTAGTATAACCAGTATTTTCAATTCCATCAATCGCTGCAACTCCCGTATCCATATCTTCATCGCTGTATTCAAATAATTGACAACGCATTTTAAATACTGGTAAATTCCTTAATTGATAAAATGGACTTTCATCTTCGACTTTTGTAATTTCAAATATTGATTTTGAGAGAGGTAAATAAAT